GGCGACCCCACCTTACGCCCCTCCTTCGATCAGGTGGAGGGCGCCATCGACCGCTGGATCGACCAGGCCAAACTCGCCGCGTAAACTTGACTCATTCGCACCATAAGTGATCCCTTTAGGAGTCTAGTCGCTGTGTTCCTTGACGCGCGCGAAAGTAGTGCTACAATAGCCTTGTTGTTGGAACATAAATTCTACAATAACGCCGTGAGGGGAGGGATACGCGATGGGGGTGCGGCGGTGGGCGGCGGACGTGGGGGCGTGGCTGGCGGGGGAGGGGGCTTTTAGCTATCAGCCGTCAGCTGACAGCTATCAGCAAGGGGGGACGGAGGCCGGCAAGCAGCGTCAGCGCGTGCCGGCGGTCCCGGTAGGTACGGTGGCGCTGCGCGAGGGCGACGAGTTGGCAACGTATGGGATCGGCGGCGGTGGGACGGAGGAGGACTACTATTGGGGCCGCGCGACCGGGGCCGCGGGGACGGAAGAGGATTACTATTGGCGCCGCCTCTCGGACAATTGGTACCAGAAGGATGTGCTGCCCTCCACGTACCTGGAGATACATAACGCTTGCTATGAAGCCTATAACGCCAACCCGCTGGCTAACTACATCATCGAGATCACGACGAACTTCGTGCTCGGCAACGGCATCGCCGTGACCGCCGCGAGCCGCCGCGTGCAGCGGGTCATCGACCAGTTTTGGCGCGATCCCGACAACCATATGGACACGCGCGTGTACGCGCTATGCACCGAGTTGAGCCTGTACGGCGAGCAGTTCATCCGTTTCTTCGTCAACCCGTACGACGGGGGCGTCAAGATCGCGCAGATCGATCCCTCGCTGATCGACGAGGTGGAGACCGATCCCGAGAACGTGGAGCGGGTGACGCGCGTGCATGTGCGGCCCTCGGGACCGGGTCGATGGTCGACGGTCGATGGTCGACGGAATGGGGCGAGCGGTGATGGGCCGCGGAGCGGCGGACGTTCCTCCATCGACCATCGACCATCGACCGTCGACTCCGAAGGCGTGTGGCTGTCGTGTCCCGATGAGGTCGTGCAGATCACAATAAATAAGGTATCCAACGCCAAGCGCGGCAAGAGCGATCTGGCGACGTTGCTGCCGTGGCTGCGCCGCTACAAGGATTGGCTGACCGACCGCGTACGCATCAATAAGTACAAGGGCGCGTTCCTGTGGACGATTAAGCTGCAGGGGACCGACCGCAAGACGATCGACCGCAAGCGCATGGAGTACGCCTACCCGCCCGAGCCCGGCAGCATCGTGGTACACAATGAGAGCGAGGAGTGGGGCGCGGTGCAACCGCACATCGACGCGGATAACGTGGCGGCCGATGGCCGGGCCATCAAGCTGATGATCGCCATGGGCGCCGGCCTGCCCGAGCACTATTTGTCGGAGGGCGGCGAGGTCAACTACGCCACGGCGTCCGAGATGGGGCTGCCGACGTTCCGCAAGTTCCAGCGCCGGCAAGACCAGTTCGCGTTGCTGATCCGCGCGATCATTGACCGCGTGATCGCCGAGGCGGTGCGGGCGGGGACGCTGCCGGCGGGGGTGGACCGCGCGTACGAGGTGACGATGCCTGAACTGGCGCCGGACGACAACGCGCAGGCGGCGCAGGCGGCGGCGACGATGGCCACGGCGCTGACGACGGCGCGGGCGCAGGGCTGGGTCAGCGACGAAACGGCGATGCGCCTATTGTACGCCAGCGCCAACGCGCCGGTCGACGTGGCCGAGGAGCGCGCGCGCATCGCGCGGGAGCGGGACGCGGCCCTCACCCCCAACCCCTCTCCCTGACGCGGGAGAGGGGAGCCGCCCGGCGAGTCACGGGTACCAATGGAGAACGCTAATGGGCAAGGCCATTGAGGCGATGGGCCGCCTGGCGCGGGGGCGGGGAGTTATCCTCCTTGTAAACGGGATGGGTGGTCACGCTCTTTCACCTGTCAGAGGAAGAGGAGGCAAGTGTGTTTTTGATGAGTCCTATCACGGCATCCAGGTGGTGCTCGACGTCATGCGCTGTGACGCGTATGATGCGATATCCGCAAGCTTCCAATAACTCTTGGCGCTCTTGGTCGCGTGCGGTTTGGGACTCGCGGATCGGCCCATCAACTTCGACGATGAGCGCGTGTTGGGCACAGAAGAAATCGGCGATAAAGGGACCGATAGGCTGTTGGCGTCGGAACTTCACGTCAAGGCGCCGTCCGCGTAGAGCTTGCCATAGCAGGTGTTCGCTTGGCGTTGGCTCTTTGCGGAAATCTTTGGCCGTTGCTGTCATGGTCCGTAGGAGATCGAGCGATATCGGTAGACGTTCAGGCATGGGGCCTCCCTGTACAGCAGACAAAAAGCTTTCACACAAGATACCACAACACGTCAGGACGGCTCCCCTCTCCCGCGTCAGGGAGAGGGGTTGGGGGTGAGGGCGTATGCACGACGAGCAGGACCATGAAACCGCGCACCGTCACCACGGCCATCAGGCCGGGCGGCGGCATCAGGGGGTGTACCATTATCAGCGCCACCGTGGCTGGCAGCCCCATCCGCATGAGTACACGGCGCGGCAGCGCGCGGCGGAGCGTCCGCCAGAAGCGGTCGATCTCGTGGCGGGGGTGGAGCGGGCGCCGGTCCACCCGTACCGGCAACATGTGTCGGCGCGGCGCGTGGCGCTGCCGCGCGGCACGGCGCCGCTGGTCGAGGCCGGTACGGTCGCCACGTACGACCCAGTGGGCGGGACGGCGATGGTGCGGTTGGCGGGAGCGCCAACGCGGCTGATCGGACCGGCGCGCGTGACGGCGTGCGCGCCGCGCGACCTCACGATCGCGGGAGCGTCGTGCCTCGTCGTCTTACTCGATCCGCACAACCCAGCCGACGCCGTGGTGGCGGCGTTGTGGCCGCCGCCGGGCGTGGCTTCGGGCACCCGGCTGACGCAGGCCGGCGTCGCCAGCATCGGGATCGCGGGCGCGAGCGCGGGCAGTGTCGCCGTCCCGTTCCCATCGCCCTACGCGGGGACGCCGGTCGTCGTGGCGACGTCGACGGACGCGGCGTGGGCGGCCACGGTCGGCGGCATTACGCCGGGCGGCTTCACGCTGACCGTGAGCGCGGCCGCGCCGGGGACGGGGACGGTCGCGGTCGAGTGGCTGGCGTGTGGGGCGTAGGCGAGAGTCGACGGTCGATAGTACCCTGATGGGCTGGGTGTGTTCCTTGACGCGCGGAATACTCATGCTACAATAGCCGTGTTAGTTAATAGAACAAAAGTTCTACGTGGGGATGTATGCGGAAGGGAGTGGGGGTATGAATAGCGCGCGGTACGTCGGGGCGACGGGCTTGGGGACGCGTGCGGGGGCGGAGGTGGGAGTTTTGCGTGACGCGCTTGACCGCGATGGCTGCGCCTTCGGGCAGGTCACACGCGAGCGGCTCGACAACATGTCGGCGCGGCTGCAGGGCCTGCAGGCCACGGTCAATGCCATCGCCATTGGGGTCATGCTGCAGCTGGTGGCGTTCCTCTTCGCGGTCGTCGTGTTCTTGCTCAATCACGTACGGTGATGGACCTGCGACTGAAGTCGCAGGCTCTGGTGAGGAGGAGTCCGTATGCTCGATGCACGGAAGTTGGCGCGGATCGCGGGAAACAGGGCGCGGATGCGGCAGGGCCGGACGCGGACGGTGACGCTGGTGTACCGCCGCCCCGAGGGGACCGCCTACGTGGCGGCCGATGTGGTGTGGCGCGCGCAGCCGTACGTGGAGCCGCCGGCGGCGTCCATTGGAGCAGCGGGGGCGGCAGGCGGCGCGGGGACGGAGCCCGCGGCGGTACGCGCCGAGTTCCCGCCCGACATCGATCCCCGGCTCGTCACGTTCGTGGCCGACACACCGGTAGCCACGGCCGATGCGGCGGCGTCCGCGTCACGGTACGTCGTGGCGCGCTACCACGCGGCCGGGATCGTGACCGATCGCTGGGTGGTGGAACTCAAGCGGCTGAGATAAGGGGATAGCTGTCAGCCTTCAGCGATCAGCTGACGGCTGATAGCTGACAGCTGATCGCTACTAGAAAGGAGGCGAGCCTATGGCCTGGCAGCCGCGCTGGCGGCATATCAGCCAGCTGTACCGCCATACCGGGGACCCGGTGGGGGCGCGGGAGGGGGCGAGCGATTGTTACGAGGCGTCCCTCGCGCGCTATTTGCGCGAGCAGGGCTACCCGTTCGCGGGAGACGACGCGGCGCTGGTGGGCGCGATGCGTCTGCTGGCGACGGGGCAGCCCGACCACGCGGGCCAGGGCTGGACCACGCTGGAGCAGGGCGGGCGTACCCTCGACACGCTGGGCGTCACCTGGCGCTGGACAAGTAGCGTGGCCGAGGCGCGCGCCGCCGCGTGGGCGCTCTGCTGGGTGCGCGCGGCCTGCCTGCGCACGGCCGCGCCGAACGTGGTCGACGGCCGGCGGGTGTACACGGACTACCCACTGTGGTGGCTGGGTGGCGGTGGCGCCCCCGATCACTTCATCCTGTGGCTGCCCAACGGGGCGTTCAACGACCCGCTCTCGTACTGGAACGGCGGGAAAGACACGGTCTACACGGACACGAGCCTCGCCGCGGCTTTCGGCGGGGCCTACCTGTTGGAGCGGTCGCCCTGGACGGCGGCGCGAACGGCCGGCGCCTCGCCACGGCCGGCGCGCGACGCGGCGGCCCTGGTCGTCGCCTGCTCCGAGGGCCTGCATCTGCGCCGGACGCCCACACTCGCGGCCGAGGTACTGGCGACGCTGCGGGACGGCGAGGAGGTGCGCGACGCCTACGCCGACGCGTGCCTCTGGACCTTCGTGCGCGCCCATGGGCTGCACGGGTGGGTGCGGCGGGAGTACGTACGGAGTAGATAGGAGAAAAGATGCACGACGAGTTGCTGCGCGCGGTGATCGGGTTGGAGTATCAGGCGGTGTTGCTGGCGGCGGCGCCGCTGACGACGCTGGGGGTAGGCTGGGTGGCGCGGCTGGTTCTGACGCACATGCGCGACCGGCGCGCGGCGGCCTACGCGGCGCGGTTGGTGGCGTGGGCCGAGCAGGTCATCCCGGCCAAGAGTGCGCGCTACGGCGAAGTCGCGGCGTTGTTGGCGCGGCGCTTTCCCATGTTGTCGGGTGAGCAGCTGGAGGTGCTGATCGAGAGCGAGGTGCTTGACCTCAAGACGGCGCTGCGCGCCGCTGTCCCGTCGAGCGCGGCGCTCGCGACGGGCGTTGTCGCGACCGTCGCGACCGTCGCGACAACGGATGGTGGTCAGGGCGCCGCCACTGGTAGCGAGGCAGTCGCGGCGGCGTCGGTCGTCGCCGCGGGGGCCGCTCCAGCCGCCCCCGCGACGCTACGGGTGGGCGGGGTGTAAGCCGCCGGTCCGTACCTACTGGGAGCGCCGGCATCAGTCCGCTGACTGTCCAGCCGGCAAACGGTCGCGTCGGGAGGGGTAGGGGCGTATCGCTATACGCCCGACGTTTGCCCCAAAGATGTCCAATGGATGGCGAACGCCGACGGACGCCAGGCCGCGCGCCCACGACCGCCGGGCGTATAGCGATACGCCCCTACGCCCATCTCCGCACGACGCATTGTAATCGGACACGGCTGTATAGCCATACAGCTGCCCGCGGCGGCCTGCTGACTGGACAGTCAGCGGACTATAAATACGAACCCGGCTTGATAGCGCTGGAAGGGAGGATAGGGTGGTAGAGAACAGGGCGATCAGATATGCGCTGCCGGAGGGCGATTCCGGCGATTCGGATAGGGGCGACGCCGCGTCCAGCGGACCCGTCGCGTACGCCGGGGCGCCGGCTACGCAGCCGACGTGGGGGTGGGGGTTGGTCTCGGTAGAGCCGCGCGACGATGGCGATGTGGCCCAGGCGCTCGCGGGCCTGCCAGCGGACGCGCGCCTCTACGCGGCGCGCCAACAAGTGGCCGCGCGGCGTGACCTTGGGGCGCAGTTGGGCTCGTATCAGGAGTATCGGCCAGAGCCGTTCGAGAGGACAGGGGTCTGCGATTAAAATCGCAGGCTAATAGATAGGAGGACAGCACATGGACCAGCACCCAGGCATGACGACACCGAGCGAGACGTATGACGCGCGGGATGGGGGACCGGATTGGCCGCCCGACCGTTTCACGCGCATGGTGATGGATACGACGCCGGCGGGGACGGGAGCGGCGGGAGCGGTGGGGGTAGATACGCCCGCCGCGCACTCCTACGCGAACGACGCCAACATGGAGGCTTTCGACGCGCTGCCGCCCTACGCCATGACCGGCGCGGACATGACGGACCCGGCGCGTTACACGGGAGCTATCAGCAATCAGCCGTCAGCGATCAGCTGATCGCTGACGGCTGATTGCTGATAGCTAAAAGGAGGGCGACATGCCCGAGTCTGAGTCCGAGGCCGAGGCTATGCCGGGACGGGTGCGCATCGTGGCCAGCCTGCGCGAGGCGGTGATGGATCGGGAGCAGCGCGCGGTGGAGGTGGTGTGCATCCGCGCGGGTCTCTCCGGCAACTACTACGCGCCGGCCGTGGTGCGGGCAATGGCGCCGCTGTTCGAGGGCGCGCGCGCCTTCGCCGACCACCCCGCCCCCGGCGAGCGGCCCGAGCGCAGCATCCGCGACATCGTGGGCTACTACAAAAGCCCGCGCGTCGACGACGAGGGGACGCTGCGCGCGACGCTCAAGGTGGCGCGTGGGGCCGAGTGGCTGTGGGACCTCGTGCGCGAGGCGGTCGAGGAGGGGCAGCCGGACCTGATCGGGCTCTCCATCGACGCCGACGCGCGCGTGGCGCCTGGCCGCGTGGAGGGGCGCGCGGCGCGCGTGGTGGAGGCCATCACGCGCCTCAACTCGTGCGACGTGGTGACGCGCGCCTCGGCCGGGGGGCGCCTCGAGCGCATCCTGCAAGCCGATGCAGACGCGCCACTGAGATACGGAGACACGGAGGAGGTAGAGGAGGATATGAACGTGACAGAAGACAGCGCGGTAGCGAGCAAGACGCCGGAGGGTCAGGGGCCGATCGATCATGCTGATAGCACGGTAGACATAAAGGAAAACTCCGTGTCTCCGTGTCTCCGTGGTGAGTCCTCTCGTGGTGAAAGCGTCGAAGAATCTTTGCAGACGTTGCGCGAGGAGGTGCGGCGCGAGCGGCGCTTGCTGGCTTGCGAGCGCGAGCTCGATGGGGCGCTGCGCGCGTGCGCGCGTGCGCGCTGCCGGCGCCGGTGCGCGAGCGGGTGGAGCGGCGCTTCCGGGGGCGCATCTTCGAGAGCGGTGATCTGGAGGCGGCCATCGCCGACGAGCGCGATGTGCTGGCCGCGCTGACCGATGCGGGGCTGGTGCGCGGCATGGGCTTCGAGAAGAGCATCCGCGTGGGCATGAACGAGGCCGAGAAGCTACAAAAGGCCTTTGACCAACTCTTCGACATCCACGAAGGCGAGCGCGTGCCCGCGCTCGGCGGCATCCGCGAAGCCTACGTCGTGGCGACCGGCGACGCGGCAATCAGCGGCGTGACCGCGCCCGAACGGCTGCGCGAGGCCGACGTCACCACGGCCACCTTCTCGTACCTGCTCGGCACCAGCATGAACAAGCGCCTCCTGCACGACTACCAGGCGTGGCCCAGCGAGTGGCAGAAGTTCTGCACGGTTACGCCGATCCGGGACTTCAAGCAGCAGGACCGCATCCGGCTCGGCGCGTTCGGCTCGCTCTCGACCGTGCCCGAAGACACGGCCTACACCACGCTGACGCTCGCCGACACGCGCGCGATCTACACACCGCAGAAGCGTGGCAACCTGGTGGCCGTCACGCGCGAGACGGTGGTCAACGACGACCTGCACGCCATCCGGCAGATCCCCGGCAAGCTGGCCGTCGCGGCGGCCTTCACGCTGGCCGAGTTCGTCTACAGCTTCCTGACGGCGACGAGCAACATCTACGACGGCAGCCCGCTGTTCACCAAGGGCGGCGCGCACAACAACAGCGCGGTGACGACGCCGGGGACGGCCAACAGCGGCGCGGCGCTCGCGTCGGCGGCAATGCAGAGCGGCGTCACGGCGATGCGGCGGCAGACCAACCTGGCCGGCAAGCCGATCGGGCTCAAGCCGCGCTACCTGGTGGTCTCGCCCGAATTGGAGTGGCAGTCCATGGTCATCACCAAGTCAGCCGGGCGTCAACTACAACGACATCAACCCGATGCTGGGCTACGCCGAGGTCATCGTGGCCCCGCAGCTGACCAGCGCGACGGGCTGGTACCTGGCCTGCGACCCGCGCGTGGTCGACACGGTCGAGATCGGCTTCGTCGGCGGCCAACTGAACCCCGTCCTGTTCGTGCAAGACCAGCCGCTCTACGGCGCCAACTTCACCAACGACGTCCTTACCTATAAGGTACGCCACGAGTACGTCGGCGCGGTAGTGGACTACCGGGGGTTGTATCAGGGGAACAATTAGCTGACAGCCGTCAGCTATCAGCTGTCAGCTTTTTTGTTGTCGCAATGACTGCTCGTGTCACTGCTGTACATGACACAATTGGCGGAGGAGGCTGATAGCTGATAGCTGACGGCTGATAGCTTAAAGAAGGGAGTGAGCACATGCCGTACTACGATGGCAGCGGGAACGTGCTGGTGGAGGTGGGCGGGCTGGCGCCGGTGGCGGTGCCGCAAACGGCGCTGGCGGCGACGACCGACACGCCGGTGGCCTTCGCGCAGCGCGTGCGCTCGTACCTTATACAGAATAATACGGCGGGATCGATCTACCGCGCGCTCGACGCGCCGGCCGGGCCCGGCTCGTTGGCGATCGCCGCCGGGACGACCTTCGCCGAGGCGGCTACCGTGTCCGTGCTGCACCTCTACGCGCCGGGGGCCACGATCGTCAACGGCGCGGCCGCGGGCGGGATCATCGTCGAAGGGCGGGTGTAGCGATGCCGTACATGGGTGGTCCGCCGGCTGGGACGCAGCCGGCGATCTTCGCGCCCGACGGCGCGCTCGACGCCTGGGCCGCGGCCAGGAGCGCGGCGGGGCGGGGCGTCGTGGCGGTGGCGGGAATCGGCGATTCGATCCTGCGCGGGCACTACGCCACGGCGCGCTCCAACGGCCACTTCTGGGCGCGGTTCGTGGCGGCGCTGCAAGCCAAGTACGGCAGCGCGGGCGAGGGCTTCAAGCCGGTGTCGGACACGCTCGACAACGCCTACACCTACGCCGGCTTCAGCGCCATGGCGCAGCCGTGCTGGACCTATAGCGGGACGTGGAACCAATATGGCGCGACCTACGGCGTAGGGGGCCAGGCGCACCAGAGCCCCAACGGATCGGGCGCGGCCACGGGCATCTTCAGCGGGACCGGCGTCGACCTGATCGGGCTGCGGCAGCCGGGCGGCGGTCCCTACACCGTGACGATTGATGGCGTACCCTACGACCAGTACGGCGTCGCCTACGGCGCGGGCGGGAACGCCTCGGCCTACGCGAGCAGCGCGGCCAGCCCCGTCGTATATTTCTCCGCACGCGGCCTCGCGCCGGGTCAGCACACCATCGTCATCGCGCCGCAGGCGGGACTGCTGTGGCTACACGGCTTGGTCGCCTACAATGGCGTGGGGCGGGGCATCTTGCCCTACGCCATGTCTTACAGCGGCAAGAGCGCCTACCAGACGCTACTCAACACCAGGGTAGACTCGGCGCGGGCCTCGGTCGAGGTGTGGGCGCTCCCGCCGAAGCTGGTCATCGTCGAGCACATCGTCAACGACATGCAGCAGGGGGTAGCGTTCGACACCTACGAAGCGTTGCTGCGGCGGCTGTGCGACTCGGCCAGGGTCGCGGGGGCCTCGGTCCTCTTCGTGATCCCATTCATCGGACCCATGGCGGGGGCGTGGGCCAACCTGGCGACGGCGCACGCCTACATCGACCGTGTCTACAACGTGGCGCGGCGCCACAACGCGGCCGTGCTCGACATCAACGCGGCCTGGGAGGCGCTCGGCCCGGCCGTCGCCGCCAGCTACATCGGCAGCGGCGACGCGCACCCGGTCGACGCGGGCCACGCCGACATCGCGGCGCGGCTGGTTGGGTTGCTTGTTTAGCTATCAGCTATCAGCTATCAGCTGCCAACTGCTCAGACTTTGGTCAATGGCGACAGCATTGCCGCCGAGAAAAGCTGATGGCTGATCGCTGACAGCTGACGGCTATCACGACGAAGGAGTAATTCATGGCCTACACACCGCCCGTCCAGGCGACGGCGATCGAGGGCTTGCAGATCGACGCGAGCGGGGGCGTGCAGCCGGCGCCGAATCCGACGGTGCAGGCGGGGCGGCAGCTATGCTTCGCGGGGCAGACGGCGAACACGAGCGCGGGGGCGGCGGCGAACCAGGCGTTAAGCGCGTTCAGCGTCCCGGCGGGGACGGCCAACGGCGGTACGATCGCGGTCCCGAACGCGTTAGTCGGGCCGGGCTCGTACGTGTTCCTGCAGCCAACGGGGAACGGAGGCACGATCACAGGGTTGGCCGTCACCGCGACGGCGGCGGGACAGTTCACCGCGACGGTGTACAGTTCGGGCGCGACGACGAGCGCGACGGATGTGTGGTATTTAGTGGTGAATTAGGGGCGCGGCCCTCACCCCCGACCCCCTCTCCCTAACGCGGGAGAGGGGGAGATTTAAGGATGACTCATGACCCTTATTCTCTCCTACACACCCGCCGGGACGCCGGGCGGGCATCCGACGCTGGTGGAGGCGGTGGCCGACCTGCGTCAGGACCTTTTCGACCGGACGCAGGGGCTGGACGCGGGCGTGACGCCGCGCTGGAGCGACGACGATTTGGTACGCGCGCTTGACCGCGCCGTCGACGAATACTCGTTCGTCGCGCCGCTGGTGGGCGCGGTGATGACGACGACGCTGCCGGGGACACGCTCTTACGCCTATCCGCCCGGCGCGTGGTGGGTCGAGAGCGTAGAGTACCCCAGCGGGCTCTACCCGCCCGCGCTGATCCCCTTCGAGGAGGGCGTCACCCCGAGCCTCGGGATTCCACCGACGGCGCCGGCAACAACGGCGAGCGGCGCGGCCGGCGCGCTCGACGGGACGTACGCGTGGGGCGTGACGTTCTTCAAGAGCGGCGGCGAAACCTTACTCGGCCCGCTCTCGGCGTCGCTGACGTTGCACGGGGGCGCGGCCCTGTTGGGCGGGCTACCGCTGGGGCCGCCAGGGACGGTCGGGCGTGGCGTTTATCGGACGCGGGTGGGAGTGGGGACGGGGGCGGCGCTGGCCGGGCAGTTGCTCGACAACGCGACGACGGAGTGGATCGACGCCGTGCCCGACGCCTCGTTGGGCGCGGCGCCGCCGGCGTCCGACACTACGGACAACCTGGCGCAGTTCACGCTCAAGCTCCCGCCGGAGCGGTTGCCCGTCGATACGAGCGGCGCGCTCACCGTGACCTACGCTGGCAAGCACGGGTTGACGCAAGCGGGAACGAGCATCCCCGAGCGGCACCACGACATCGTGCTGCTGGGCGCGGCGGCCTACGCCATGCTCTCGTATCAGGCGGGGACCAACGACCTATTCGAGTACCAAGATGGCGAGATGCGCGACCGCGTGGACGAGCGCGGCGTGCCGGCGGCGTGGCTGACGGCGGGGACGAGCCTGCTGACGCGCTTCCAGGGCAAGCTCACGGAGATCAAAGGACAGCGCAACGCCGGCGTCGCCGCCGTGGCGCGCTGGGGTGACGTGCCGGCGCGCTGGCGCTGGACGTGACGTCGATCTCCTCGTTCATGTCCTTTCGTCCCAACCATCACGGTTCCGGCTGTTAGGGCCGCGCCTCGGCAACGGGCGGCGCCGGCGTTCCCGTGCTCGGCTCCTCCGCCGATCGCGTCAGATCCGCCAGGGTGAGCGGAACGCGGCGGTCATCGAAGACGCCGGTGAGTTCGAGGCGGCCGCCCATGGCTTCCAGGTAGCGGGCAAGGGTTGAAACGTAGAGATCGGCCTGGCGCTCGATGCGGGAGACCTGCGACTGGGGCACGTCGAGCGCGGCCGCCAACTGGTCCTGCGTGTAGGCGCGGGCGCGGCGCAACTCGGCCAGGGTGTGCTCATAGGCGCGCCCCTCCTCCTCGGCCTCGCGGCGGGACGCGACGACGCGCCGCCTGCGCTCCGGGTCGCGGTCCGCGTCGCCTCTGATGTCCCTCCACGGTCGATGTCCAGCCAT